AGTTGACTCTTATCAATACGTCTGATGGCCTGCAAGGTCAAAAGGGGGACACAGGACCGAAAGGTGACCCTGGACCACAGGGAGCAATAGGTCCTAAAGGAGACCGAGGGGAGAAAGGAGCTTTAGATGAAAATCAGATAAAAGAAATCAAGACAAGTATTGACTCAAAGGCTGACCAAGGATTGACTCAGGATCAACTGAACGCTCTAAACGAGAAAGCTGGAATTATCCAGGCTGAGCTTGAGGCTAGGGCTAGTGTTGACGAAGTAGACAACTTGATAAGGGCCTATAAGGACTTTGTTAAGTCAGAAGGTGCGTTGAGGTTACAAGCAGAGAAAGATTTGATTGCAACAAGTCAGCGTGTCTCTAATATCGCTAAAGACTTGGGAGAGCTCTCTGATCGCTGGAATTTCATTGATAGCTACATGAGTTCGTCAAACGAGGGGCTGGTCATTGGTAAGAATGATGGGTCATCAAGCATGTTATTTAGCCCAAATGGCAGAATTTCAATGTTTAGTGCTGGTGTTGAAGTGATGTATATCTCTCAAGGTGTCATCCATATTGAAAATGGTATCTTTTCTAAAACCATCCAAATAGGACGTTTTAGAGAAGAACAGTATCATCTAAACCCTGACATGAATGTCATTCGGTATGTAGGCTAGAAAGGAGTAAAATGGCTAAATTTAGTAACTCAAGTGGGAGCTTGTATCTTAATCTGTATGTAGACCAAGCAAGGCAAGATATTTCTGCAAATACCTCAACCGTCAACTGGCGGATGACAGTTAGCCGTACAGGCGCTTACTATACTCGCAATAAGCAGGGAGATAGTACGCTCTCTCTCAATCTTGATGGTCAAAATGTGCATTACAGTTATCCGACGTGGGAGACATCAGGCGAGGAGTACACTCTTGCTAGTGGGTCAAGCACCATCAGCCATAACGCAGACGGGACTAAAATCTTACCTGTCTCTTGTACGTTCAATCCGAATAACGGACTGCATGGGACTATTACGGTCTCGGCAAGCCTCGGCCTGACGACTATACCACGTTCAAGTTCAGTAAGCGTGAGCGCTGGAGTCATTGGTAACTCAGTAACTATCAACATCAACCGCAGTAACTCAAATTTCAAGCATACTGTACGGTACGCTTGGGCTGGAAAGAGTGGGACGATTGCAACAAATGTAGACACATCCACCAGCTGGACGATCCCTCTTGACTTTGCCAACGACATTCCAAACTCTGCTAGTGGTACAGGGACAGTCTATGTAGATACCTACTCAGGCTCTACCAAGACTGGAACACAGTCCACTACATTCACGGCAAGCGTGCCAGCAAATGTAAAACCCACATTTACAGGAGTTTCCCTGTCGGACCTAAATGGTGCAGCTCAGAACCTTATCCCAAACGGAAACACGTTCATCCAGGTAATCTCTAATATCAAGGTAGCTTTTAATGGTGCAGTCGGCTCTTACGGCTCATCTATTACTGGATACTATGCTGAAATAATCGGCAAAAACCAGTCCACAAGCTCAAACGGTGGTAGTCTTGGCATTATGAACTACCACGGCACAATCAAAATCAGAGCGAGTGTCTCTGATAGCCGTGGTAGATGGTCTGATACTAAAGAGGTATCTGTAACCGTGCTTGAGTATTTTGCTCCTGCTCTTAGCTTTAGTATAGCTAGAACAGGCTCAACCTCTAGCACCTTGACCGCTACGAGAAACGCCAAAATAGCGCCTCTGACTGTCTCGGGCAGTCAAAAGAACACTATGACCTTGACTTTTAAGGTTGCTCGGCTTGGGACTACTAACTTTCAAGTAGACACAGGACCAGCCACTGGATCCTGGACAAGTATCTCAAACCTAGTCAATTCTCAGGCTAATCTTGCAGGCAATTATCTAGCTAATCAGTCGTGGGTTGTAATCGGCACGCTTGAGGACAAATTCACTCGTACTGAGTTCATGGTCAACGTTGCCACAGAAAGCGTAGTCTTATCTTATGACCGCTCGGGTGTAGGTGTCAACAAAATCCGTGAGCGTGGAGCTTTGGATGTCAAAGGTGACGTCTATGTTAATGATAAACCTATTCAGCAGTATCAACTAACTCGAAATAACGGTGCTCCTCTATGGTTCGATGGTAAGCCTAACGTGACTAATGTCAATCTACTAGATCAACCTGGCCAGTATTACATTGATCGAACAGCTAGAGGAAATCCAAACGGGCAGTGGGGCTATCTGTTACACTATAGCAACTATGGGAAAAATGACGGTGGCTATAAAGAGGCAATCCAGTTATTTTACGGAAATAACGGACAAGTCTATTTTAGACATCACAGATGGTCTATGACTGTTGACGATTGGGAGGATTGGGTAGAATATGCCTCTAAGAATGACATCCAAAAATACACTCAAGGAACACCTTGGCAAGCCCTACCTTTACAAAACAGCTGGGTACATCATCAGCAGTACAATAACATCCAGTTTTCAAAAACGTTTGACGGAGTGGTTTATCTGAGAGGTTCAGCCCATAAGGGCAAGACAGCCAACGAGACAGTTATTGGGACTTTACCAGTTGGGTTTCGTCCAACACAAACACTGTTCGTCTCAGCACTCAACAATAGCTACACAGTCGCAACGCTAGGTATTTACTCTAACGGAAACATCGTTGTAAAATCAAACGTTGACGCTACTTGGCTCAACTTTGATAACGTATCATTCAAAATTTAAAGGAGGAACTATGAAATTAGGGTACGGGACGAAGTCCCAAGAATACGACGCCAGCGGAACAGCATCCGCTACAAAGGTCACGTTGGTCAATTCAGACGGTGCTATTGTACCTGTCTTGCTACCAGCTGACAAAATCGGTTTGTCAAATACAGAACTCTTTGAGCTTGCCCTTGATGTTATCTATCAAGAAAACTTTCCGCAACGTGCGGAAAATGAAAAATTCAGCAAAGTAGCTCAAGAACTCCAAAAGAACAAAGAGGCAACGGATAAAGCTGAGCAAGCAGTAACCGAAAACAAAGAAAACCTTTATGCGGTTTCAACTATCACTGAGGTCTTGAGTGCCGTGGTAGTATCTCAAAATGGTGGCATGCCTACCTTTGCCTATGAAAAAGTAGCAGCGTTTATCAAATCTCTTGTTAAAGGTACACGATATGCGAATGGTGACATCGTTGCTATGCCGTATCCGTTTGAAACTAATGCTAAATGGCCAAAAGGCACGCTGACCATCTTTATGTTTCAAATGAGAGCAAACGAAGGGTTCACATACAAAGACCAATTGCTCTCCCAAGCTAAAAGTGAAGGCTTTGAGGAGCTATTGGTGATTTCTACTTGTAATCGTACGGAGCTCTATGGTTATGCCGAACACCCTTTTCAGCTGATACAACTGCTCTGTGAAAATTCTAATGGGTCGGTAGATGATTTTCAGAAAGTGGGTTACGTAACAAAGAACAAAGAGGCTGTGCATCATCTTTTTGAAGTAGGTACAGGTTTAGATAGCCAGATTCTTGGGGACTTTGAGATTATAGGGCAGATAAAACAAGCCTTTACCCTCTCGCGCGACAAAGGTCTTGCCAAAGCCTTTTTGGAGCGATTGATGAATTGTGTTATTAACGCCAGCAAGCGTATCAAGAACGAGACGGCGCTTTCTTCAGGGGCAGCCTCAGTATCGTTTACGGCGGTGCAGTATATTATGCAGAATATACCTGAGGTGTCGCAAAAGAATATTCTTCTCTTTGGTGTAGGCAAGATAGGTCGCAATACGTGCGAGAACCTCATCAAGCACACTCAGAACGAACATATTACTCTTATCAATCGCACACGCGAAAAAGCAGAACAAATAGCGGGTAAGTTTAATGTAATAGTTAAAGATTTTAATGAGTTACAAAATGAAATTAGCAAAGCTGATGTACTCATAGTCGCCACAGGGGCTGCTACTCCTACGGTGTATAAAGATTTTATCAATCCGGCTCAACCGATACTCATTTTAGACCTTTCTATTCCTAAGAACGTGGAGGAACAAGTGGCAACACTCCCCAATGTAACCCTTTTGCATATGGACGAGCTTTCTAAGCGCAAAGACGAAGCCTTAGAGCGTAGAAAAGAAGCGATTCCACAGGCTTTGGAGATTGTAGAAGAGGTAAAAGAAGAGTTTTTCCAATGGTTAGACAACCGCAAGTTTGCGCCTACTATCAAA